AATAAGATGTATAGTATAGAAAATACTCTTTAAAGACTCTTTACCGCGCCGTATAAGATAAAGTTTATAAGATAATTATTTAATATATAACTTATAAGGGCATACAAGAATCTTATAAGAGTCTTATAAGAGGGTTTGTATGACTGACAACACTGTTCCTCCTAAACGGAAGCGTGGAAGACCACGTAAAAGTGATGTTTCTTCTGTTAAAAAAGGAAGTCGCAACGCAGTTGGTCGCCCAAAGGGTGACGCAGCAATCATAAACGAGTACAAAGCTCGTATGTTAGCGTCTCCAAAGTCCAGAAAAGTGCTTGATACCATATTTGAAGCAGCAATGGACAACGATCATAAGAATCAAGCGGCTGCTTGGAAGCTTGTTATGGATCGAATACTGCCTGTTGCAGCGTTTGAAAAGGATATTGTTAAGGATGGTGGACGTAACGCCATTCAAATTAACATTACTGGTGTTGGTGCGGTAGATATTCCTGAACCTACAGTTATTGAAGGCGAGGTTGTTGATGAGTCTTAAGCATTTTAAACGCGAAGAGTTTGATTGTCAGGTTACTGGTACCAACAACATGGAAAGAGACTTTTTAGAAAAGCTAGATGAGTTGCGGGCATACTGTGGTTTCCCTTTTGTTATAACAAGTGGGTATCGACATCCAACAATGCACCCCATAGAAAAAAAGAAAGACGTACCCGGAACACATGCCCAAGGGATCGCAGCGGATATAAAAATAACAAACGCTGCTGATCGCCTTAAGCTTGTCAACGCTGCTCTTAAGTTAGGATTTACAGGAATAGGTGTTGCTTCTGACTTTATCCACGTTGACACTCGTGGCACAACACCCGTTATGTGGACATACTAATGCTTACTACTTCTCACACAACTCTAACAACAACAGCAGAGACAACACTGTTTACTGTTCCCACCGGTTATGTAGCAAATATTTACTATATCTTTATTGCTAACCACGATGGCAGTACAAACTCTGTAACTCTTAAGTGGGAAAATAGTGGCGGTGTAGATCAATTGTATTTCTTTGATGGTAAAAATGTTTCTGGCGGTGGACAAGAAACACTAGGCGGACAATCATCTGTACCTTTGTTTGTTATTCAAGCAGGTGAACGCGTTAAGTGTCAGACAAGTAGTGCTGGAGACGTAGAAGTAGCAGTGACTTTAAACTTAGAACCAAGAGACTCAGGGTTTAACAACTTTGACTGATCTTAATATAGAACTACTGCCTTGGCAGCAGGAAGTTTGGGCAGACGATACAAGATTTAAAATAGTAGCTGCTGGGCGACGTACGGGTAAGTCTAGGTTAGCAGCATGGATGTTAATTGTTAACGCACTACAAGCGGATAGAGGTCATGTATTTTACGTCGCACCTACTCAGGGACAAGCCAGAGACATCATGTGGTCCACCCTGCTTGAACTGGGCCATCCCGTTATTAGTGGTAGTCATATTAATAATTTGCAAATTAAGCTGGTCAACGGAGCAACCATCAGCCTCAAGGGTGCCGACCGACCAGAGACAATGCGAGGTGTTAGCCTTAAGTTCCTAGTCATGGACGAATACGCTGACATGAAGCCAGAAGTATTTGAGCAGATCCTTAGACCTGCGTTGGCTGACCAAAAAGGGTGTGCTATGTTTATCGGTACACCTATGGGAAGGAATCACTTTTATGAATTATACAAGTATGCAGAACTGGATGACGACCCTACGTACAAAGCTTGGCACTTTACGTCGTACAATAACCCCTTATTGGATTCGTCTGAAATTGATATTGCAAAAAGGTCTATGTCTTCTTATGCGTTTCGTCAAGAATTTATGGCGTCGTTTGAAGCTCGTGGGTCAGAAATGTTTAAAGAGGACTGGGTATCTTTTAGCGACGAAGAACCTGAAGTAGGAGATTACTACATTGCAGTTGACTTGGCAGGATTCGAAGAAGTCAACAAGAAAAAGACAAAGAACTCTAAGCTTGACGAAACAGCGATTGCCGTGGTTAAGGTCAGTGAGCATGGTTGGTATGTTGACAATATCATATACGGTCGATGGACACTTGACGAAACAGCAGCTAAGATATTTCAGGCCGTTAGAGATTACCGTCCCGTGTCGGTGGGAATCGAAAGAGGTATTGCTAAACAAGCGGTCATGTCACCTCTAATGGACATGCAAAAGCGTTACGGTATGTTCTTTAGGGTAGAAGAACTGACTCATGGAAATAAAAAGAAACCAGACAGGGTAATGTGGGCGTTACAAGGACGATTTGAAAACGGATTTATAACACTAAACACAGGTGAGTGGAACAGTAGATTTCTTGACCAACTGTTTCAGTTTCCTGATCCTTTAACCCACGATGACTTAGTGGATGCACTAGCGTACATTGACCAGTTAGCTAATGTGGCTTACGACTACGAATACGAAATCGAAGACCACGAAATCTTAGACGTAGTAGCAGGATATTAATATGAGTGATTTATACGAAACAGACCCATTGTTGATTGAAGAGTCTATCGAAGGATGGGTTATTACTAAATGTGAAGATTGGAGGGATTACTACGAAAGTAACTATGAAGCAAGATTTGAAGAATATTATAGACTATGGCGTGGAATATGGGATCCTGCTGACAGTGATCGTCGCTCTGAGCGTTCCCGTATTATTTCTCCTGCACTTCAGCAAGCTGTCGAATCTAATGTAGCAGAACTAGAAGAAGCTACGTTTGGACGTGGTAAGTGGTTTGACGTTAGTGACAACATGGGCGACACTAACAAGCAAGACGTACAGTTTCTTCGCAACAAGCTGACTGAAGACTTTGAAAACACAATGGTACGAAAGTCTGTTGCTGAGTGTTTAATTAACGCTGCTGTGTTTGGTACAGGCATCGGTGAGATTGTTATTGAAGAAGAAAAAGAAATGGCTCCTGCTACTCAACCTGTTATGGGTGGAGATCTTCAAGCAGTAGGTGTTAATATCACTGACCGTGTCAAGGTAAAACTTAAACCTGTATTGCCTCAGAACTTTTTGATTGATCCTGTTGCTACATCTGTTGATGACGCTATGGGTGTTGCTGTAGATGAGTTTGTTAGCCGACATCAAGTAGAACTACTACAAGAACAGGGAGTATACCGTGACACTTATATTAGTAATGCCGCTCCTGATACTGACTTGGAGCCTGATCAAGACATAACCATCTACAACGACGACAAGATTCGTTTAACTAAGTACTACGGTTTAGTGCCACGAGAGCTTCTAAATGCCGCTGTGAGCGACGATAACGACTTCGGTGATGCTGAGGATAGCATGTATGTAGAAGCCGTTGTAGTGATCGCTAATGGCGGTATACTGCTTAAGGCTGAGGCTAACCCTTACATGATGCAAGATCGTCCTGTAGTGGCGTTTCCTTGGGACGTAGTACCCGGTCGCTTCTGGGGTCGTGGTGTATGTGAAAAAGGTTATAACAGTCAAAAAGCACTTGACACTGAACTACGCGCTCGTATTGACGCTCTGAGTCTTACAATTCATCCTATGATGGCGTTAGACGCTACTCGTATGCCACGAGGTGCCAAGCCAGAAGTACGTCCCGGTAAGATGATTCTAACCAACGGAGATCCTCGTGAAGTACTTCAACCTTTCAACTTTGGTCAAGTTAGCCAAATCACTTTTGCTCAGGCCGGAGCTTTGCAGCAGATGGTACAGCAAGCAACAGGAGCCGTTGACTCAGCAGGAATCGCTGGTAGTGTTAACGGCGAGGCTACTGCCGCTGGTATTAGTATGTCTCTTGGCGCTATTATTAAGCGACACAAACGCACACTGATTAACTTCCAACAGTCTTTCCTGATTCCATTTGTTAAAAAAGCTGCGTATCGTTACATGCAGTTTGACCCTGAGTCGTATCCTGTAGCTGACTACAAGTTTAACGCTAGCTCTACTCTGGGTATTATTGCTCGCGAGTACGAAGTTACTCAGCTAGTTCAGTTATTACAGACTATGGATCGACAGTCACCGCTGTACAATACATTGATTCAAAGCATTATTGACAACATGAACTTGTCTAACCGTGAAGAACTTATCGCAGCAATGCAACAAGCTATGCAGCCTAACCCGCAAGCACAGCAGATGGCTATGGCAGCACAACAAGCACAGCTACAGTTCCAGCAGTCACAAACAGCAGCACTGTCTGCTCAGGCTCAGGAGTCACAAGCACGTGCTACTAAGTTGGCTGCTGAAGCTCAAGCAGTTCCTCAAGAACTTGAGATTGATAAGATTAATGCTATCACCCGAAACCTTCGTGAAGGTGACGCTGAAGATAAAGAGTTTGAACGACGTATACGTGTCGCTGAGACTCTCCTTAAAGAAAAAGCAATAGAAGGTAAAACCAATGCTAATGACACAAAGCGAAATGCAGAAGCTCCTCGACCAAATCAACAACCACTTCGAGGGAACGTTCCAGCGTTTAACGGATTTGGAAACCAAGGTGGAGGAACTCAGTAATGCCAAAGTCGAAGGACCCAAAACTAGCACGGGCAGGGGTAAGCGGGTACAACAAACCAAAGCGAACTCCGGGACATCCAACTAAGAAATTTGTTGTTGTTGCCAAGGAAGGTGACAAGACTAAGACTATTCGTTTTGGCGATGCTAAGATGACTATCAAGAAAGATCAACCTGCAAGACGTAAGTCTTTTAGAGCGCGTCACAAGTGTGACACAAACCCACCTAGTAAACTAACAGCACGATACTGGTCGTGTAAAAAATGGTAAGGAGCTAACTATGCCAATGGTAAACGGTAAGAAGTACGCATATACAGCAGCAGGTAAGAAAAAAGCTAAGGCCGCTGCAAAAAAAGCAGGTAAGAAGGTTAGCTATGCCAAAAGCAAAAAGTAGTCCTAAACCTAAAAACAAAGCTTTGTATGCTCGTGTTAAAGCAGAAGCTAAGCGTAAGTATAAGGCTTGGCCCAGTGCCTACGCTTCAGGCTGGTTAACAAAAGAGTACAAGAAACGCGGTGGTACTTATGAGTAAGACCAAAGGCGGGTTAACTAAGTGGTTTAAAGAAGACTGGGTAGACGTTAAGACAGGCAAACCATGTGGTCGTAAGTCTGCTACTAAGTCTAAGCGTCCCTATCCTTCTTGTAGACCTAAAGCCGTTGCAGCAAAGATGACCGCAGCAGAAAAGAAGTCATCAGCTAAGCGTAAAACAGGACCTGCTAAAATTAAACACGCTGTTACAGCTTCAGGACGTAGAAGAAAAACTACAAAAAAAGCTTGACAACAGAACTTTTTTATGCTATAATATTAATGTATAGTAAACAAAAGAGATACTATGAACTCAGAGCTTGAAACTTATTTTGATAATTTTAATCAATTATTCAATAACGAAGGCTTCAAACAACTCTTAGAAGAAATATCTGTTACTACTAAACAGTTATCTGATGTACAAACTGTTAAAGACGTAGAAGAACTTTTCTTCCGCAAAGGTCAACTTGCTGCGTTTGCTACTATTGTTAACTTGCAAGCTACGATAGAAGCGACCAGAGAACAAGCTGAAGCTGAAGAACAAGAAGATATCTATGTATAAAGTATATGATTTTAGGTGTGACAATGGACATGTCACTGAAGAATTTGTAGAGTCTACCGTTACAACCAGTAGGTGCGGTTGCGGCGCTAACTCTACAAGGATGGTATCTGCCCCGTCATTTCATCTTGAGGGTGCGTCAGGGGACTTTCCCGGTCGTCACATGAAGTGGGTGAAAGAACACGAAAAAGCAGGTCGTAAACAATAACATCTCCATAATGATAATGATCACGGAGTTTAATTATGTCAAGAGCTACGATTGTAGATCCGCAACCTTTAGAGGATAACGCGGACGAAATCGAAAACAACGAAGTTAACGAGATTCAACCCGAACCCAAAGTTGAGCAACCTCAAGTAGAAGAGCCTAGCTTACCAGAAAAGTACCAAGGTAAGTCTTTAGAAGAAGTAGTACAAATGCACCAAGAGGCTGAGAAGCTTCTAGGTCGTCAATCTTCTGAAGTAGGTGAACTTCGTAAAGTCGTGGATGACTACATTGCTAGTCAACCGCAATCAGCACCTCAACAAAAAACTGTTGAGCCTGAAGACGATATAGACTATTTTACAGATCCTCAAGCCGCTGTCAATAGGGCAATTGAGAATCATCCTAAGATTAGGGAAGCAGAGCAGTACACAGCAGACTACAAAAAACAATCTGCTTTGGCTGCTTTAAACAACAAACACCCAGACATGCAAGAGATCTTAGCTGATCCCAAGTTTGCTGAGTGGATTAAATCTTCTAAGATTAGGACTCAATTGTTTGTAGCTGCTGACCAACAGTATGATGCTGACTCTGCTGACGAACTCTTCTCACTCTGGAAAGAACGGAAGGAAGTAGTACAACAGACCGCCAATATTGAAAAACAAGGGCGTAAGCAACAA